GCGTCTGTTACACTAATATCACCACGTACATCTGCTGATGTAACTCTGTCGTAAGTAAATACGCCGTTAGCATAAGATAAGTCACCATGACCAGTTCCAGTGTTAACCGCTGAGAAGTGAGCTTGTGCTTCTGCCGCACTTGGTCCTGTGTAAGTGTAAACACCGTTTGCATAAGAGAAAGAGCCATCGCCCCCTGCATCTACTGCAGAGAAGAATCCTTCAACATCTGACTCTAAATTAGAGTTTACAAATGCCGCGCCATTCCATGTTATGTGGTCACCTGAAGCTATTGATGTTAATGTAACGTCTTCTAGTGCACCGAGTGTTTGATACCCTGCTGATTCAAAAGATGAACCATTATAAGCCTTAAGTAAGTTAGCTCCAGTATCATACCATACGTCACCCTCAACAGGGTTAGTTGGTGCTACTGAGTCTACATACGCTCCAGTAATTTCTGTTATGCTGTTAGCATTGTCTTTTGTGTAAATCTTGCGGTCTACAAGGTTGATTGCTAATTCACCTTGGTCTAAATCAGATGTTAACGGGGAAGCTCCACCAGTAACACTCTTCTTGAGTAAAATTTTAGTTGCCATTAGAAGCTACCTCCAATAATATGTGTTGTTTCTTTTTCAATGCGATTAGTCGCTTGGTATTTTTGTGCAGTGTCGTCATATACTAGTACGGCACCGTCTTCTTTGTTTGTATTGTCTACATCTAGTAACCTAGTAGTAGTTAGTTTGTGATTCTTAAATTGACCAGATGCTAGGTCATATTGTAAAACATCACCCTCACCTACATTAGTTAAAGTTACATCAGAACTACCGTCTAAAGAGAAGAAGTTATCAAAGTTACCCGCAGTTATGGTCTCTACAACCTCACCCGCTGAGTTACTAACTTCAAACTTTAACTGATAACCATCAATGTATACGTCTGTTATTGAATCACCTTTAGTACCCTGTCCACCTGCTCTTGACAAGCTAACATTGTACTTAGTTGTTGACAATCCAAGTTTTATATTGTTCTGTCCTATAGTAACGTTATATTTAGACATCACTACACCTCTTCAGAGGGGCTAAACAATACTTCAACCAAGCCACGCAAGGGCTTCCAAATTTGTTGTTGACTACCTGTAGCTATATCAGCAACTTCTAAACCAATCCAACCATAAGTAGGTTTTTCTGGAGTTGGTTGAGTAGCCCATAAAGCTATCAAGTCTTCTGGTATTACTATTTTAAATTCGTTGTCTGTAACATCGGAATCAAGAACTGTTAGTGTTCTAACTTGTCCACCTGACTTTACATAATTCGGATAACCATCACTATCTAAGTCGGTCATATCACCCTCAACTATCTTTGGGGTAATTGTGTAACCTGTTAAGTTAGTAAGCCAACCTAATGTAACGTCCATGTGGACTTGCTCACCTTCAATTATTGATACGAGTACAGAACCATTATCCTTCATTACGTCTTTTGAAGGGGAATTAATTCTGGAACGTGCCATTTATTTTTCCTCTCTCCCGAACCTCAGTTGGGGAAGTAAAGTTGTTAACTACGCCCCCGAAGGGACGCAAAATATTTTATCTGTTTCTTTTAGCTATCTTGTTAGCAAGCCTTTTAGACTTTCTGTTAAGCCTTCTACTCTTACGAGCAAAGTGTCCAAGCTTAATTCTTCTAGCGAGGTTAATGGTATTATCTCTTTTAAGAATAGAACCTTGCATGTTTCGTTCTACACTTTGAGCCTTATCATCATACTTGGCAGACCGATTAAGTGCCTTCTTCTTTCTCTTTAGTAGAGAAGACTTGGGCTTCCCGCCATTGAGTCGTAGCTTGGTTTTAATAGGGCTAATGCCCGCACCTTTTCTACGCTTCATAGCAGAAGCTTTAACAGCTTTAGCCAAGGCTCTTTTCTTAGCAGGGGTCATTGCTGACTTACCAACCGTTTTGCCAACCTTCTTGCCAATAACTTTTCTAAGTAATTTGCTTCTTAATGACATAATTATCGTCGGTTTCTTTTAGCTTTAGCGGTTTTAATAACTTTGCTATACTTGTTGCTCTTATTTTTAGAAGTAGCTTTAGCTATTTTTCTACTTAATTTATCAGCTTCTATAGAGGCCTTCTCTGCTGTACTTTCTACAAGCCTAGCCGTTGCACTTGGATTAAGTGCCGCAGTTAACCCTACAGAGTATAGTATTGAGCGAGTCCAGTCTATACCACCTGAAGAAGCCTTATAAGCCTTTACAGCCTGATTGTGAGCTTTAGCAGTTCTTTTAATAACTGCCTTCATAGCGTCAGCTTGTTGCTGTGGAGTGAAAGTAACCCCGTTTACTACTGTCTTCTTAAATTGAGAAGACTGTGCATACTTAGCTATAAGTCGTCTTTGTCTAGCACCGCTGAATTTAGTAGTTGAAGTTAACGGTTTTAAACCAAGTCTTCCCGAAACCTTAAAAGTAGTTTTAACAGACACAGGACGCATCTTAAAGACACGCTTAGAAATCCTGCTCGCTACTTTTCTTTTAGAGCGTTTTAGAGCAGAAGCTTTAACAGCCTTCTTTAATGCCCTCTTCTGTGCGGAAGACAGAGCCTTACCTCTTAACTTCCGACCCTTGAGTGCACGTCTTAGTAATAGTTTTCCTATTGCCATTGTACTCTCCTATTATTTCTTGTTACGGTTCCAAAGCTTTTGCATTGCTAGTTTCTTCTTAGCTGACCAAGAAGACATAGAAGAAGATGCATTACCTACAGCTTTACCAATACGGTTCTTGACTATTGCTTTCTTCTTAAGCGCTGAAGTGTTAGAACCAGTCTTTTTATTGTATAGATTGTTAGCCTTCATCATCAATGATGACTTCTTCATCTTAGCTTTTCCTGCACCAGTCTTAGCCATCTTGATGCCAGTCTTAGTTGACTTCTTAGCTATTTTAATGCCAGTCTTAGTTGACTTCTTAGCCATAGTGATGCCGGTCTTAGTTGCACTAACAGCAGACTTCTTGGCCGCAGTAGCGGTTTTCTTAGCAGAAGCAATCTTTCGCTCTGCTGATTTTCTTTTAGCTAAAGTTGATGTTTTAGAGCCAGTAAGATTGTTGAGTTTTCTATTAACTGCAATTTTAGCTCTTGAAGTTTTAGTTCCAGTTGTTGCGGCTACTGCTTTAGCTTTTCTTGGAGCAGTAACTTTCTTAGCTAGCTTTGAGTTAGTCTTAACAGTTCTTCCCGTAGTCTTAACCATGCCCTTGCCCTTGATGCCAGTGCCTTTAGCTAGCTCTTTAGCATCTTTAAGTGCTTTAGCCTGAGACTTTCTCTGTTTGTCTGCTGTAGACTTAAGCTTGCTATAGTCAGCCTTTTTAGGTTTTCTATTCATTTTATTTCTTTCTAGAAGCCGAAGCCTCTTGTTGTTACTTTAGAACCTCCACGCACAGGGAATAAATACTCTACTGCATACCTTAGTCCATCAGTCCAGTGTTCAACACCTTCCTTCTTACATATAGTAGCTGTATCAGGGTTACTCTCTACCCATGCGGTACGTTCTATTGATTTAATCGTGTTTACACACCTTGGGTGAATGTACATATCTATATCACCGTTAGCGTTCTTAAACTTCTTGTTAATAGCCGCCACACTATCTATTATAGGTGGAGCCTTGGAGTGTGCCCTTGTCATAATGCCTTCAGATTGTAATATACTGAAGTCAGTTCTTCCAACAGCTGCAGAGGACTTTCTCGCCTTACCACTAGGGTCAGGGTAGGATATTATCCTGTGTCCTCGATACTTATCAGCTAGAGTTCTAGCCAAGGTTTCCGTGTCGGGGTGTCCTTGTAACTCATCTAGGATATGTATCTGATTACCCCTTAAAGCAAACACACATGATGCCATAATACCAACGTTAAAGTCGATAGCTACATGTACGTCTTCTCCTGCCTCAAAGGAAGGTAATGTTTTGTCTATATGTTCATTCCTGTTGAATGTATAGAATACTGTATTACCAGAATCCTCAAAAGATGCCGAATACTCTCTGGCAAACTTTAGCGGGTCTAGTGTTAATTTAACTCTCTCGATTTCATCATTATCTAAATAAGGTGAATCGTGATATGTGTAATGATAGCTCTTCCACTGGTCATCAGCATCGCGTCTATTGTACATCTCATAGAAATAGTTATATCCCATAGGAGTACTAATGATTAATGCCTTACCGGGATTAGCCCCGTACTTGTCTGCGTTCTTCTTAGACCAACGTGTTGCTATACATGGTTGAATAACCGACTCCCAAGACTCTTTAAGACTTGTGCCAGCACCCTTCCATGAGCACACCTCGTCAGCTACTACGAAGTATTGACCACTACCACGCATCCTTTCAGATGCCTCATAGGACCATATCTTTAATATAACATTATTAGGGAACCAAAATGTTCCGGCTACTCTACTAGACTTCTCAGCATAGTGTTCTGCACCTAATATGTATGCTATTAATGGATAATAAATGTCTACTGCTTGTGCATAAGTAGGAGCTACAATGGCAACATTCTTATTAGGTACTGATGCATCTAATTCCATTAACTCTTGCACAGCAACCATAGCCGCTGTAGCCGCTAGGAATGATTTACCAAAACCACGACTAGCATTAACAACAGCATATCTACAACTCTGTTCTACAAAGAGGTCATTAATAACATCTGACTGCCCTTCGTGTAATACTACTTCTTCCATTATATCTCTCTAACTATGCGTAAGTTATTTCTTACGTCTTGCAATCGCACTAGCCTTTTGAGCCTTCTTTAGTGCGGCCTTTTGTTTAGCAGTCATAGGACCACGCATACCGGATACTTTACCAGATGCTATACGGTCTCCAAAGCTCTTATAACGAGCATCAGACTGTAATACCTTAGTACCACCCATACGCAAAGGTTTACCAATATCTTTAGCGGCTCTCTGCATCTTTAATTTAAATTCAAATAGTCTTTTCTGTAAGACTGAACGTTTTATATTAGACATTACCATTTTACCTTATTTGCCCAATAAGCCGCAGACATCTTACCTTTAGCAATGTTAGGGGCATGTCTGGCCTTAAAGTTCTTGTTACGTTTACTACCATCAGGTGAGCCTTTAGCTCCTTGCTTACCGAACCTAATAGTCTTTATTGTGCTACCTACTTTAGCAACAACAATATGTGATTTAGTCTTATGACCGGGAGTAGCTTTAGGTTTGTTATAACCACTCACACCGGCTCTTTTTAGCCTACCATCAGGCTTCTTAGCTACTGCCATCGTCATCCTTGCTCCTCATTGTTAGTTTAATAGCCATAGGTTTCTTAGTAGATACCTCTTGCTCAATCTTCTCTGGTACTTTCTTATAACCATAAGCCATAAGGTTGTTGATGAGTGTTCCTTGTGTAGCTATTAACTGTGCATAAGAACCACTACCTACTCTTATAGAGCCATCGTTCAGGGATGCTTCTATTGCTTGATATTTCTCAACCATCATTTCGATAGGGTCAAAGCCAAGGTCTTCAAGTTTCTTGTAAGCCGCCATAGAGTTAATGT